TGTAGCAGCTGAAGCCATTGTAATAGTGAAAGTATCGTTACTTGGTTTAGTAACTACTTCAAAAGTGTTTGTTTCAAAATCTGCTGCCACATATCCTGTTCCTGACGGTGGAGTTACTGATGTAAATCTGAATAAATCTCCAACAGATAATCCATGAGCTGTTTTGTTTACGGTAACCGTTGCTGAGGTATCTGTAGTATCAAAGGTAATTCCAGTAATAGCAGTATCTAGAGGAGTAATGTCATAAAAAGCTCCTTCATAATAAATAATTAACGCTTTATTAGTTCCTAAAGCTGCATATCTCCTACCATCTAAATCAGCCCAAATTAGTTGTTCTCTAACTGCTCCTACTAAAGTTTTAGAAGTAATCTGTTCCCAACCACCTATTTTTTCAGGTAGTCCATACCTGAATCTAACAAAATCACCATCAGTCCATTGGCCTTCAGCGCCTGTGGCTGTGACTTGTTTATTAAATCCTGGTCTAATCTGTACGTTTGTTAATGGCATGAGCTATTATAACATAGTCAATATATCTTATAAAGGATGCAGTAACGTGGTGTGGTGGTATTACTGCACCCATCATAATATACTATTTTTTAAACCAACTTGGAAGTCCTATATGTGGTCTTCTATCAAATATATTATCTTTCGCCCCTTTTGTTTTAATATTATTATAGTGTAAAAAAACTTGAATACATTCTTTACCTTTAAATGGTTCTCTCCAATGTTCTAAATCACAACCTCTATATACTAACATATCTCCTGGTTTTAAATCTACTTTAATACCTTTCATGCCTTTTTCACCAGATGGCTCTAAATATATTGACCAATTATCTCCACCTAAATTCATAGTCGTAGATATTTCACAACTAAATCTATCTTTATGTCTTTTAAGAATATCGCCTTTTTTATAAATTCTTGCATAAGTATATGCAGGGTATAATTTTAATTCTGTTGTTTTTTCCATAATTGGTTGACATTTTAGCATTAATGTTTCCATCGCTATATCTGAATAACAAGAAAAAGTATTTGGAATTTGATCATTTTCAGATTCATAGTAACCTAGCGATTGATCAAAAGGTGAAATATATCTTTTTTCTTTACATGTATCATGTACTTGTTTTTTTATTAAAAAATAATTTGCAACAAATTCAGCTAAATCTTTATTTATTGCCTTTCTAATTACTGTGTATTTGTTTTTTTTAAAACTCATAATAATTCAAACCAACCAGTTGTTATTATTTTTTCTTTATTTACAATTTCACTTTTATGTGTATGAGTAAAATCTGTAGGCCATATTAAAGTTAAACCTTTTATTGATGGAGTAGTAATTTTTTGATATTTAAAATGAGTTCCACCATTTTCTATATTATTTAAATAAGTCATAAAAACTAAAACTCTACTCATATCACATATTGCTCCTCTTTCACAATGCCATTCTTTGAATCCACCATTTTTATTATATTTTTGAATATTAAATGTTTTAACATTAAAATGATTATATCTATCTACTTCAGGATATCTTTTTAAATATAATTCTAAAATTTTTTGTAATTTATTTCTGTAAGCCAATATTTCTTTATCTAAGTTATCCGAATTAATTTTTAAATCCAAAGAATCTTTAACATCTTTTTTTACTTTACCTCCGCTTACTACACCTGGTGTAGTGTTTTTACTAAATTCGTTAAAATAAGAAACTAATCCATCACAAATTTTTGAAGGAATAAACCAACCTCCAACAAAGCTTTCTTTAGGTAATTTATATTCTTTAAACATCTTTAGCCATTTCTTTTGGTACCGCTTGAATGTTCCAATGTATAAATCTAAAAGGTTCAATTCCAAAATCTACTGCATATTCATGTTCTAAGTATCCTGGAAATATAATTAATGTTCCAGGCTTAGGTCTAAAATGTATTATTTCTGTACCACCCCATATACCTTTTTGATTTGGTTTCATTTTTAATTTAGTGGCTCGTGCACCTGTTCTAGGTTCATGAAATATTGGATAAGAAGTTTTATCTGAACATTTTAAAAAATAAAAACCAGATACATGTTGATTCCAATGAATATGAGCGGAATGGTTACCTCCGCCTTTTTTAGCAAACTCTTGTACCCATAGTTCACTAAACATAGTTTGATATTGAGACATATCATAACCTTGATGATCTAAATATTCCCAAGATTTTTGACCTATATATTTTCTGAAATCTAAAAAATCATTATCTGCTATTAAAGTAGTAGAATGATGACTTATTCCAAAATCACCAAAATTTTTTATATGATCTTTATTTCTTTTTCTTGCTTCTTTAATATGCTTATCTGATGCTTTATTTAAAGATTTTATAAACTCAGGTTTTTGTTCAGACCAAATTGCCGTATTAAAATAATTATTTATATACATATTATTTAAATGGGTATCCAAGATTCCACATGACTAATGAATACCGTACTCCTTTCGTTACTGGTTTAACTCTATGCCATACAAATGATGGAAATACAATAATAGAACCTTTAGGTAGTATTTCTTTTGCTTGCCTTAAATGTTTGGACTCATCTCTCAAAGGGGGATCATAATTTCTGAAATCAAATTCTAATTCACCACCTTTATATTCTGACCCATCAGTTAATTGACAAGTCATTGAAAGTTTTCTTACTTTACCATGTTCATTAAGATTATGAGGTTTATCATAAGGTTTATTCCAACTATCACAATGCCAATCATAATATTGGTTTAGTTTATATTTTGTAAATTGAATTTGTTCAGAAAAATCCCAATCAAAATTCCAACCCGCTGCTTTATTAGCTTGATGAATGTATGGGTATAATTCTTTATATATCCATGGCTCATTAAGCCACACTAAATCTGAATTTCTTTTAAGTTTTAAATTTTGTGTTTCTTCTTTTGATAATTTTTTATTTCCATAGGCACCAGTTCTAGCCATAGTTTCTGATTTAGATAAACTATATTTAATAATATCATCACATATTTTTGGAGGTATTGCTGATTTAAAATACCAATAATAATTATTTACGTTCATAAGTTATAGTTAAAATACTACTTAAATCTTTTTTATGATTATTTTTAATAATATATTTATTTATTGATGGAAACATAACAAATGAACCTTCATTTAATGAAATTGTCCAATCATTTCCTTTTATTCTATTATCGTCATAATAAAATTTTACCAAACATTCAGTATTTTTAACTCCATATAATAAAGTAAAATCTGCAGAGTTATTTAAATCCATTGGATTTATATTTAATAAAGGTTCTGTTAGTTCTTTTGGTTTATAAATATTTCCCCAAAAATTTTTAGTAACTAATCCCAACCTAAAGTCACATTTTATATGTTCTCTAATGTAACTATCCAACATATCTAAATTTCTTAAATAAGGGATTTTTGAACTTTTAATGATTGATTCTATAATGTCGTTTGATAGTTTAATATGATCTATTTCAAAACCTTTCGGCATTGAAACATTACCATAATATAAAGCTTGTTCTGTTAATACTTTTTTTTCCATGCCACCACCATGATAAATATATTATCTTATACTATTTGACAAGTCCCAATTTTCGTTATCTTCATTCCACTCATAATACCAGTAATGAGTGCCTGCATCGTTTTGTGTTTGTTGTTCTGCTGTTATAGAAGGTGCATCAACTGGTGCTTTCCATTTAGCATTTGAAATATCTTTTATCCAAGATCCATGAGGTTTTCTAGGCCAAAAAATTTGATTTTCTTCATCCCAAATATAACCAATACCTGCAAAGTTTCCTCTAAGTGGTGTTCCACCTAACTTATGTGTATTCTCTGTAGTGTTATATGAAGTTTGAACCCACATTTCTGCAGGCCAATTATTATTTCTTTCTAAATGTTGTTGACCTACTTTTTCATCAGGTTGATTATTAGCATCTAACATATCATTATCTGCAAGTGTCAAAACTTGAATAACTTTTCCATTCATTCCTATTTTTGCAAAATGAGCCATAATATTTATTTAATCTCCATATTAATTTTGAAATTTATACCTTATAACTACAATTCCGGATCCACCTGTTCCTGCAGTACTGCCGTTTTGGTTTCCACCGCCG